ACCGAGATACCCTTGTCGATAATCCACTGCCTTATGATGCTGACAAAGCCTTTGGGGACCTTGCCACCTTTGCGACCATGTTCCATAGCAAGGAAGGACTTCGAGCCCAACAGCACACCTACATTGCCAGTAACCTCGACCGTCAGAGACGCGACAGAGCGACCGCTGGCATTGCGATTGTTCGCCGCCATCTGATTGGCTACCTTCGCCTTGACATTTTCGAGATGAAGCTTGATTATTCCTTGAATCTGTTCCATAATCGTATAGACAATACATCAAAAAAATCAATCGTCCTCCAGTCTCTCCGGCTCGTTGCAGAGGTTGACACCAGCCTCCTCAACGAGCGTCGGGCTAATGACTACGCCAGTTACATTGTGGTCGAGGTGGTCATACAGCACCTGATAAGGAATGTCATCTTCAAGCTCCGAGAAGTAGCCACTGGCATTGACGGCACGGACAAATCGGATGCACAGACGTTTCATCGCCTCTACTATCCCGTCATTCTCCGCACCATCGAAATCAAAGTCAGTGGGACTGACAAAGGCTATCTGAGCATTGGGGCGGTCAAGCACCTCATTCCATTTGAAGTGGAACGAGCCGGAGGGCGGCAGGACATAGATGATGGTGGGCTTCTCTATATCGTCGAGAGCGACATTAGCCTGCGCCCAGTTACAGAACTGATAGCCGACATCCTCGCCGAGGGATTCGACTATCTTACGAACCTTAGCCTCAACCGTGCCGAGGCGACCTTCTGTGTCATGTGTGGGATTACGTTCTTCCATTACCTTTTCCGTTTAGCCTTTTCTGCATACTGCTTGTTCAACCTCTGCTCGTATTCAGCCTTCTCATTGTCATTCTTCATGCAAGTGTAGATGCGAATCCAAGCTACGCTGTAAACCTCATCCTGGTTAGTGATGCCCATTCGCTTGGCATACCAGTCAATCACTCCGAAGGTGCCGAAGTTGAGGTCTTCGACCCCTGCGGCTATTTCTTCGGGCGTGTGGTTTATCCTGATTGAGGCAAACAGCTTGTTAATGCGCTCCAACTCGGCTCTGACAAAGTTGATCACACCGAATACATCGAACACATTCAACTGATAGACTTGCTCCGGCTCCAGTCCCATAAGGATGGAAAATACCTTGACAGCCGGGTCCTCCTTCTCATGGTCAATGCGGCTGAAATCGTCGAGCTGTCCGTAAGTGATGGTGTTGAGGGTTTCCGGCACCTCCTTGCCGAGGATGAAGGCTGGGCGCTTCGCCTCCTTCAACTGATTGAGCAGTTCTTCCTGGTGGTCCTTATGACATAGAGGCAACAAGATAAGAAACTCGCCATAGGTGGTGAGCTTCGCCTTCTTACTGTTTCTACGTCTGTTCTTTTTCATATTTCAAAATTACTAATTTAATAATCTCTTGACATCAACACACTTATGAGAAGTAATGAACATCTGCGGTCAGTTAGCGGGCGTTCCTGAACTTATGAACATGACCAGTTACGCCTGACGTGACTACTGGCGTGAAGTTCTCCACCATGCCAGTCAGCGCATCGGGAGCATCATCGTGAGCATTGCGCCCGACTTTTCGGTATCCTTTGACAGCCTGCGCAAACTGGGGCCAGCGGGTCTCCCAGTCCGAGGGAAAATAGATGAGGTTCTGGACCTCCGCCGAGTGGGAGAATATGCGGACATTCTTATTCAGACTTTGGAAAAAGGATGTGAAGTTCATCTTCAATGCAACCGGGGTGCCTTGCAGCCTGACGTTCTTCTCTACATTGCGGGCGAAACCTTCGCCACCGTTGTTGCTCTCCACCTTGACCAACTGCGTGCCGTTGATCAACAGCATCTCTGCGGTCTTGACTTCCGTGTATTCCATCGGCTTGTCGGTGTAGAGGACATCGGTAACATACATCCCCGAAGGCGTTTCAACGTAGCAGACAGAGCATAAAAAATCGGCGCCTTTATCGGCTGTATCAGTGTAGTTCTTACGGATGCTCTGCTCCATAGGAAGGATTTCATACGTCCGTAACTTCGAGTACATGAGACCTTCCAGAGGCTTGGGGTTCTGCATATACTGCGTGTCGAATACGAATTGATTGGCCGATTCTATCTTGTGCAGTTCCTCAATGGTATGCTTAAAGGGCCATAGGGCTTCTTCCTCGCCGTCTTCGTTGTAACTGATACAGGGAACACTAAGCACCTCCCATTCGTCCGGCTCCAGTTCCATAAGGTAGCCACAAAGGTCATGCTCGTGGAGCCTTTGCATAATGATGATGATGGGAGTATTGCGGCTGTTGACACGGTTTCGGATGGTGGTCTCGAAGTGCAGGTTCACAGCCTCCCTGTTGTTGTCTGACAGAGCGTCTGCGGGCTTGATGGGGTCATCAATGACAATGGCTCCCCCGAATTGCCATTCGTCTCCTTCGTTCTCGATTGCTCCGGCACCGAAGCCAGTCACCTGTCCGAGGGATGAGGTTGCATACAGTCCTCCGCCTTTCGTGGTGTTCCACTGGCTCTTGGTATCAGTGCCTACGGCTATCTCGACGCCAAACAGGCGTTGGTAATCTTCTGACTTTACAATGTCCTTGACAGCAACAGAATTGCCGAGGGCGAGGTCTCCCGAATACGACAGGTGGATGAACTTTGCAGCCGGGTTGATAGCCAGACCCATTGCGATGAAATTGCGGGACACAAGCTCCGACTTTGAGTAACGAGGGGCAATGTTGATTATCAGCCTTCGGGTCTTGCCTGTCAGCACGTCATTGAGCTTATCGCATATCATTCTGTGATGTTTGCCGACAACAAATTTCTTCCCGCCATTCATCAGCTTGAAGAAATAGCGGGCGAAATGGAGTGAGTCAGACAAGATCCAGCTCCTCAATACGTCATCGGCATCATAGACCATAGGCTATATCAGCACTCTTTTTCCAGTTGCTTGATAAACTCTGCGGCTTCCTCCTGGCTCATACCTTTGATGGCTCCCTGGACGGTTGCCTTAATCTCCTGACCTTCGATATAGCCACGTCCTTTGTGCTTCGTCTTTAGGTAGAAGATGATAGCCGTGAGGTTGCCTTCATTTATAGCCATCATTAGCTTCGACTCTGCGAGGTCGCCGAGGCTTTCGTCATAGTCATTAAGCATCTTCTCCAGTTCGGGGAATTGCTTTCGCCATTGCCAGAGGGTGCTTCGGTCAATTCCGAGGGCTTCCGCAGTCAATGCAAGGTTGCCTGCATTTGCCTTGTAAGTCTTGGCAATAATCGGGAACGGGATGTTCTTGTAGCGAGCATCTTCGTCATTCTTGTCTTTACTTGCATCTGCCATTTTTATAGTGGGATTTTGTTGGATTAAACTTTGCCTTTTCAAGTCATTCAGACGGCACTCACAGCCGAGGTGGTACATCTTACAATGCCGAGTCCCAGCACCTCCATCGCTTTCTCGATGTTGTTCGTTGACATCCTCCGGGCACCAGTGAGGAAGGCAGACAGCACGGAGGGGTCAATGCCAGTCTGACGGGCAATGTCGCAAATCTTGATACCAGTCTGTCTCATCTGCATATAGAAAATCTCCGGCAGGTCATCGGCAGGGATGTAAGAGAAGCCGACCGATTTCGGGCCTACCGAGAGGCCGAGCATATTGAGTGCTTTGATGAAGAATGGGAACGGCAGCGTCCTTGCTCCGTTAATCCATGCGTTGAAGTTCGTCGAGCACATACCAAGTTCCCGGCTGAACTGGGAATGAGACATTCCGCTTTCGTTGATTGCTTGTCTAATCTTTTCTCTTACCATAATCTTGAACTGTGATGCAAAGTTAACAAAATCTTATCATATCTACAATATTTCAAGTGAACAATACTATCATTCTATTCGTTAATGATTATATCGGATTTTCAGACATTTTACAGGGCCGGATTTTGAGCCGATTTTTGAGCGTCTGCTTTGCCATGTCGCTGATATTTTGTAACTTTGTCTCAGAGTTTTAATTTCCATCGTCAAAGCCCACCCCTGTGGTGGCCATCTTCGACTTTAGGTTATTAAATCTTTATTTGCATATAAGCAGATCCACCCGTGAGGGCAGGTCTGCTTTCTTGTTTTTCAGCGATTGCAACCGAAGTCGGAAAGGTCTTCTATGAAATAGACACACTTGCCGTTGGCATTGACTGTGGATGATTGAAAGATTACATTTCCGGGGTCGGAACTTGAATAGAGTATCATTCTCCGATGGAAAGCCTGCGTGTCCTTGAATCTTTTGCACCTCTCAGCCTTCGGGCAGAGATAGCCGGAACAAAGAAGCGTGGG